TCCTCAATATTTTCAAGTTGTTCTGCAAACCTCTCTAATCGATTAGAGAATGTCTGTAGTTTTTTATCTTCTGATACCTCTCTTTTCCTAGAATCTTTACACAGTCTTGCATAAGATTCAAAAATTTCTTCGGTTTGATTTTTTGACTCTTGAACAGTTGTTTGAACTTTTTCTAACAAAGAATCAATATCAGTTTCTTTGATATTATTAACTTTGTAAAGATTTTCAATTTGCTCTGTTAAATCATTAACTTTTTTTAGAACAGATTTTTCTAATTCTTTGACTTCCTCTTCCGACTTTAATTTAGATTCCACCAGCATTTTGCTGTACTTTGGAATCTCTGTATTCGTAAATTCTTTAACAGTTGAATTTAATTCTTCTAATCTTTCTTGGTAAGTTTGATTAATAAAATTAATTTTTTCATCAAAAATATCTTGTGCTTGACTAAGTTTCTCTTCTGTCCTTAACTCAGTTTCGGCAAAAAACTTTTTGTATTGGGGCAAATCTTCATTAACAAGATCGATGATATCCCCAACCTCATCCCTTATAGTAGACAGACTATGTTGGTTAATCGTCTCAACTTCTGATAAAACAGTTGTAACTTCATTATTAACATCCCCCCTGATCGTATCAAGATTTTCTTCTACGGAATCTTTTAGATTTACAAATCTATTATCAATTCTAATTTCAGAATCAGAAATTAAATTTTTATATTTTGGAACTTCAAAATTTATAAATGAATCGACCATTTCAGATAAATCTGAAAAGTCATCACTAATTTTACTTACAATATCTTCGTTGACTCCCGTTATCTTATTTTCAACTTTTACAATCGCTTCTTCCACAAAGAAAAGATGAGCCATCATGGCATCATCTAAATCTTCCTTTTTGATTAGAGTTTGAATCTCTTTTTTTACATCACCAATCTCATTAGAAATAGTTTCAACTTTTTCAACATTTTCTTTGAAACTTTCAAATGTTGAAGAAAAATCTGTCAGAGATTGAATGTGATTCAGATTACTTTTAAACGCACTAAAAGCCTCCGAGATCTTCTCAATCTTCTTTGGTTCAGAAGAAGAAAGTTCTTCTTTCAAAGAATCAAAAGAACTCTTCTCTTCAGGTTTAATATAAAAATCGGAAGGCTTCTTTAATGCCACTTATTATTACCTCAGTTATAGTTATATTTATTTTTTCTCTGTGTCTTCATTTTGAGACTTGAGAAATTTGGACAGATCCGAAGTAGATCCAACAAAAAGTGCATTTGTCACATTAGTTGGACCTTTTTTAGACTCCTCATTAACATCTTTGAGTTTCTTCTGAAGATCTAATAGTTTATCTGTTGCATCAGCAACATTTTTAATTAGTTGTCCAGCTACTTCATATGCTCTAGGCATTTCACTTTCTTGAGCTAATTCAAGAATACCATTAATTGCTTCTTGTCCTTTTTCAATTATAGAATAAAGATTACCTCTCGTATATTCATAATCTTTATCAACATCACTCTTTTGCCTATCTATTTTTTTAGCGACTTCTATAGACTCTTTTTCTGCAGAAACAATTTGAGTTTCTACACTAAACGCTTCATCTAAACCATTATAATTTTTAGTCATAATCAAGAAATGCTTCCAGTAAATCCAAAGTCATCGCCAAATTGAATAATATCACTATCCTCTGTACTAGTATAATCAATACCTTTAACTTCTGCTCCTCTTAAATGATCTGAAACAGTTGTTCCATCTTTACCTCTCTCCACAGTAATTTTGTTACCAGTAATTTTGGTAACGAACATTTCTTCTCCACCAATTTCAATATACTTTTTGAGAGTAACTGAGGATCCACTATCAACATTAAATGCTGTCGTAGATATATCAATGTCTTCAGCAAGATTAGTGACGATATCTCCAGTGTAATCTTTAATTGCTCTTGGTTTGACACTATACGTAAGATCTCTAACTGTACTCTTACTGTCTCCAGAGTAGTAAGAAACCGAAGCCCTCTTGACAATATCTGAGGTTGCAGAGGAAACAGGACCAAACAGATAAGTTTTTGCTGTAAATCTTAAGGTATAAAGAAGAACTCTACGAGTGGAGAAATCTCCCTCATAATCGTCTTGCATTGTTATATTTTCCAATATAACAGGAATATCTCTTTTTTCGCTTATTGGTCCAACTAAATTTACTGTTAAATTATATTGTGGTTGAAAATATGGCAAAATTTGTTCTACAATTTGTAAAGCATCATCATTCAATTTTGACATGATACTCAATTCAAATTGCATATTATATGGAACTGGCATGTATGCTTTCTTGACACCAGTGTCATTATTAGGATCTTTAACCGTGAACTGTTGAGTTGTAGTTACCTTTCTGCTTTGATCATAGGTTAGTCCAATAAATTCAAAAGACATTCTAGGGAGAGTCATCGCTGTCCCTTTACTTAAATCTGGCGACTGCTCTAGTCGTGCAAGAAATTTTTGCGTAGGTCCATAAGCAAGAGGAACCCTGATAATACTCGTTGTATTATCAGATTCATCTTTATGTTCAATCTCTAATGAATTGAAAAGAGTACCAAAAGAAATGATAGTCTTTCTTAAAATTTCGTTGTAAAAATATTCAAACATTGTTTAAACCTACACTAACCCACCTATTGAGATATTTTTATTTATGGTGTACCAAAAGGATTCTCTTCAGAAAAATCTAAAATTGAATCAGCCTCTGTCTCAATAGAATTATTATCTGCAAAATTGGTAAGTGGTGGGAATGTTTCTGATGCTCTCAATACATATTGAGCTCCAGATTCAGAACCTGTTAGAGTTTCTCCTCGAACAAAACTTCCGTTTACATTCATGACTTCTAATTGATTAGTGGATTCATTCCAGATTCTTACTCTGGCAGTTGTTCCACTTGAAGATCCAGTTATAATCTCATTAAAGTTAAACGATCCAGAAGAATCTGAAGCAGGATCTTCAACTGTTATCGTAGGCGTTATTACATAACCATGTCCAGAATCTGTAATATAGATTTTTTCAACTGCTCCAGCAGATGTTAGTGTAGAAATGCCTGTCGCTGTAGCGATTCCCAAAGTATCATGATAGTCAATATAATTCTTATCACCAACAGTATTTGAGATTGATACCGTGGGTGGTGTTAAGTATCCTCCACCACCATATGTGATTGAAATACCGGTAACAATGCCACATTGATCTCTACCAAGTTCAAACACCGAAGTTGCAATACCAACATTTGTTGCTGCAGTTGACATAATGAGACTACTCTGACCAATGCCAGAGACAAATGCATTTTCTGCGATAAAATTATAAGAGTCACTATACCCAACACCCAGTCTTACTCTATCTCCAACAACAACTCCAAGAGTGTTGATTCCAGTAATCGTTGTAGACCCAATGCCAACAGTTCCTTGATACTGGATAGAATTGAATCTTATCGTTGCAATACCAGTTGCAGTAAATGTGCTCGCTGCTCCAGTTGGTGATGCAATTGTAACAAAAGGAATCGCGTTGTAACCAAATCCACTATTACCGATTGCAATTGAAGTGACTGATCCAGCAACTGATACTGTTGATGTTGCTGTTGCTCTAATAGGAGATGGAGCTTCAAAAGAGAGTGTCGGAGTAACTGTATAACCAGCTCCAATTGTTGCTCCAGTACCCACACACCATGGATTTGTGGTACTGTTAAATCCAACTGCAGTAACAACCCCAATAGAATTGACAGTTGCGATGCCAACTGCAGTTGTAGTTGGATTAACTGTTCCTGTTCCAAGACCAACAGTAACAATTGGTCTTGTGGAATATGCTTTACCACCAGTAGAGATTGCAACACTACTACTATCAATTGCTGATCCTGAACCATATGCGGATGCAGCACTTTCTACAAGGCCAACGGTTGCTGCAGCATAACTATACCCCGGATGTCCGATTGTAACTGTCGGAGCACTAGTGTAAAACTTGCCAGAATTGCCAATGGAAACTTGAGTAACATTTCCTCCATACAAGGTAAACGCATTAATTGAGGCAGTCGCTGTAGCAGTGATTCCTGACCCTTCAGGGACTCCAAATGTAACCGTAGGTGCAGTTCTATAGAATACGCCGCCAGTGGTGCCTCCAGGGAACAGGAAGGCGGAAGAACCAATACTTATGGGTGCAGACATAATACTAACACCACCACCAACCATTGGTGTTGCAAGAACTGCAGTTGCTGCAGCTCCAACATGTTTTGGTGTGGAGAATGTTACTGTTGGAGAATTAATATATCCTCCACCAGAAGAACTTACGGTGACCACTCCAACTCCACCAGTTGTGGAAATTCCTGATGTAGCGGCCGCGCCAGATCCACCACCACTACTAAACTTAACCGTTGGTGCAGAGGTATATCCTGTTCCTGGATTTACTAATCCAATTTGTTGAACAGATTTTAATTTGGTATTTGTATTTGTATTGCAAACATTTATACCACTTATCATTTGAGAGACTGTTCCTATGCCAGTCACAGATCCTGCAATTCCTACTGATGCAATTCCTACTGATGGTATAGAACTATATCCTGCTCCTCTATTAGTAAGTCTTAAGAACCTTACGCCATTGTTTACAAGTGAAGTGTTTGCCGTAGCAGTAACTCCCGTCCCAACAACATACAGAAGTTGTGCAACTCCAATAATTGTTGACGTGCCACTCTCAGATGTTCCATCATAATCATCTCCGATCAATTCATTATCAATTTCTTCAATTCCAGTATCAATCACTTCATCTTCAATACGGAAGAGTTCACATCTCAACTCATAAACATAGTTTTTCTGTAGTTGATAAAATGGTTTTTCGTGCTCAACATATTTAATTTCAAATAATCTGTCACCTAGGGGAAAATATATTAAGTCTCCTTCCTTTGGTCTGGTTGACAACTTTACATCAGATTCATTTCTCATCAAAGGAGAGATATAAGTCTCAAATCTTTCCTTTGAAATAATTAAAGTTATCTCATTTGTTGCTTGAATTCCAAATTTAGATAATAAAGTTGGATTATCTCCATAACCCTCAAAAGATTCAATATAAGCCTCTATTGGGTATGCATCATCAAATTTTGATTCTATTACTTCTTTTATAACAGTATTTTCTGTTAGATACTTACGTGGTAAGAAATGTACATCTATGCCATATATTCTTAATTGTTCGTTAATTAAATCCTGGACAAGATTTTGCTCTCCAGACGATCCTTGTTGAAAAAATGGATTTAACATAATCTCTATCCGATCATATCAAACGGTGGAATTTCATATGTATTAGACATTTGTTCTCTAATAATTTCAAGATCTTTCATTCCATCATCATATATTTGTCGGCCGTTCAACTCTGTTCCTCCCGGAAGTTTTACGCCTTGGAATTTGATTAAATTTTGACCCCACTGCTTTTTAATGAGAGCAGTTAAGTATTTTTTTAAAAAAGAATCGTTATAAACTCTAGAATGGTCTGAAGGATCTATTATTCGATAACAATCAAGAACAATATAATCATCTTTCCTAACACTACCCCAATCAATATCAAGGTATAAACGATCTTGTCTTTGATTAAATCTTATTTGTTTTTCTGTACTCAATGCAAAATCAATATCTTCAAGGTATCTCTTAGTCATTGCATAACTAAGAATTTCCGTTGATCCTAAACCATAAATGTCGTTTAAGAACAATTGATATTTAACACTGAACATATTATTTGTTGCAGTATTAGATCCATCAAAACGGAAAATTTTGTTTATGCCAATAACTGCTGGTGGAACTTGAATGTAATTATTGTTTTCAGTAAATGCAAAAGATGACGTACTACCCACACTATGAGTAACCGTAGTTGTAGTAATTCCACTGACTCCTGCTGTGCCAGGACCTTTTCCTCTATTTACATCATCTTCAGTGAGTTTATAATGTAAAAAAGTTTGTAGTACTCCATCAAAATGTCTCTCATGAAAATATTGAATTGCATCATCTACTAGATCCTCAATTTGCTCATCCGCAACATTGATTTCTAGAACTGGAGCTCCCAGTTGTCGTTTACAGTAATTGATTAGATCCGATCTACTTGCTGGTTGTGCCATTTATTAACAAGTTTCCTAGATATATTTAGGTTTATGAGGAGATGGTATTATAAACTAGTACATTTCCACGAACTAGTGGATATGTTGATGATCCAATAGTAACTAAAACATCATAAACATATCTACCCTCATTTAGGTTTGCAGTTTCTGTATCAGTTAAAGAAATTTTTATAACCCCACCAAGAGCACTAGTAATTCCAACAATAAAGGTATCTGCTGCACCAAAAGTTGCACCAACAGCAACACTCTTAGATATAGCTCCTGCCCCAGAATAACTTGTAAAATTAAAAGCAGCATTTGCTGTAGTTTTTACATTAAAGGTGGTTGAAAAATCTGTTCCACCATAAATTGTTAAATTAGCCCCATATGGTACGCCAGAGTCTGGATCAAAAGTAATCGTTTTAGTTGCCATCTGTTGGTAATCCTATGATCTGCATTGTCTCTTGTTGCTTATAATAAAGTTTGCAAAAAGATTTTGCAATATTCCTAAGAGTTTCACGATCATTACAACTGTCTATTTCGGTTGCTAATTGCATATAAGCAAAACTCTTAGACAAATTTTTAAGTTCAATAGTTTCAGGATCCATTTGTTAAGCTCCTTAATAGTGATTTGATTTCATTTAAATCATCTTTCATACTAGCAACGTCAGTCTCAAGGTTTTCTATAGTTTGTTTTTCATCATTTTTTACATTACGACGACGTATGTAATCATTATATTGAGACTGACTTGTATTAATAATACAGTTTGTTGTAGT